CTTCTGTCTTTGCCGAAAAGCGAAGTTCGGCAAATGATGAATTGCATATTGCGGTTATTAATGCTGGCGTAAAGGGTTTCGATCCAACAGCAAATGCCGTACTGGAACTCTGGCCTTTCCTCTCCAAAGCCTCTGATGGTAGAGATGCTTCCGGGGAATCGACATACTTCAAGGATGTCGTCAATAGAAGCTCAAAGTACATTCGTGTTGGATCTCCGACCGCAGCACTTGAACCGTCCTTTGGTTCTGCCGCATCAGATGCCACACAATTTGGAAATACGGCAACGGGTAGGTTCAGCGCACAACTTACGGGAGGAACTGATGTTCCATCAGCTACTGGAATTCTGGCTTTGGCAGACTATCAGTTGGGATGGGATATTTTCGCTGATGCAGATCAAGAAGATGTTTCCCTACTGATTGCCGGTGCTGCCGCAGATTCAGGAGATACTGCCGGGAATTCCGAAACTGGAGCAGGATATGTCATTGACATTGCAGCCACAAGAAAAGATTGTGTTGCATTTGTCTCGCCATCAAAGGCTGATGTGGTCGGAGTATCCTCTGATGCCACAAGGCTCACCAATCTGACGGATTCGGCATCAGGTTATCGAACTGCCCAAGTCAACAAGAATACTTCATATGCATTCTTGGATAGCGGTTGGAAGTATCAATACGACAAGCATAATGCCGTGTATCGCTGGATTCCTTTGAATGGGGACATGGCTGGTCTTGCCGCAAGAACAGATCAAAATCGAGATCCATGGTGGAGCCCGGCCGGATATAATCGTGGTCAAATCAAGAATGTTGTCAAGTTGGCATATAACCCATCACAGGCACATCGAGACGCACTATATCTGAAGCAGATCAATCCTGTTGTCTCGTTCCCCGGTCAAGGGACGCTCCTTTTTGGAGACAAGACGATGCAGACCAGACCGAGTGCATTTGACCGACTGAATGTACGAAGACTGTTCATCGTGCTAGAAAAGGCAATTTCTACTGCTGCCAAGTTTTCACTCTTTGAGTTTAATGACGACTTCACCCGAGCGCAATTCCGAAATATGGTTGAACCATTCCTTCGGGATGTTCAGGGTCGAAGGGGCATTACTGACTTCAAGGTGGTTTGCGATGGGACAAATAACCCCGGAAGTGTGGTAGATCGTAACGAGTTTGTTGGTGACATTTACATCAAACCCACTCGATCAATCAACTTCATTCAGCTTAACTTCGTTGCCGTTGCAACGGGGGTTGATTTCTCGGAAGTAGTAGGAAAATTCTAAGATTATTTGTATAAATATAATTAGGATATTATAAGGAGAACAAAAGAATGGCTTTTTCAATTAACAATTTTAGAGCAAACCTGACAGGTCAGGGCGCTCGTCCTAATTTATTTGAAATTACGGTCCCCTTTCCGACTGCGGTAGCTACCGGAGAAGCTGGGCAGAAGTTTACATTCATGTGCAAAACTTCACAATTTCCGGGTTCCGACCTTGGGTCGTTTGATGTTCCATATTTTGGGAGAGTCATCAAAATGGCAGGAAATAGAACTTTTGCCGAATGGACAACTGCAATTATCAATGATGAGGACTTTGCCGTACATGCTGGATTGACCAACTGGATGAATGGAATTAACTCCCATGCAGGAAATGCAAGAGCTTTTAAAGGCACTGATTATCAGGTCGATGCAATTGTAACGCAATATGCCAAGAGTGGTGAAGTTGCAAAGCAAATTACAATCGTCAATGCCTGGCCTTCAGCGGTTGCTCCCATTGAACTGGATTGGTCCTCGAATGATGCAGTTGAGGACTATTCTGTTACTTGGCAGTATGATTACTGGCAAGCAAATGATGGTGTCCACCAGACATCTTAATACCTATCCCAATGGGGGCTATATATAATATTATGTAACTTCCATTGGAAAGGTTTTATCTTATGGCAAAACGTAAATTCTTAGGATTCACTATAGGAAAGGATGATGAAGTCCCCGAAGAGAGACTTCAGCCCTTTGCCGCGCCTGTAAACCAAGATGCCGCACTTGAACTTCACGGTCCCACTGTAACTGGTGGTGCCTATGGAACTTATCTTGATCTTGAGGGCACCGTCAAAAATGAAATTGAACTAATCACCCGCTATCGCGAAATGGCAATGAATCCAGAAGTGGAACTTGCTGTTGATGATATTATTAATGAATCGGTTATCACCGAACAAGGCAAAGCTCCTGTCGCCATCTCATTGGGCAATGTCGATATTTCAGAGGGAATTAAACAAAAAATCATAGATGAATTTGATGAGATCCTTCGCTTGCTTGCATTCCATGAATATGCATATGATATATTCAAGAAGTGGTATGTAGATGGGCGGCTTTATTATCATATCATGATTGATACCAAAAATCCAAAGGATGGCATTCAAGAACTTCGTGCAGTTGATCCGCGTAAGATTAAAAAGGCACGCGAGGTCCAAGGAAAACAACTCAACGGCGATAAGTTACTTTCACTTCCGCGCAATGTAACAGACTATTACCTATATTATCCGGGTGGTCTAGCAACTCGCGTTGGTGGTGTGGGTGGTCCAAATACACAACAAGCAATCAAGATTACGGATGATGCAATATGCCATATCCATTCCGGCATTCTTGATGCAGGCAACAAAATGATTCTTGGTAATTTGCACAAGGCAATCAAACCAATGAATCAACTCAAGATGCTTGAGGATGCAACTGTCATCTATCGCATCTCCCGCGCTCCAGAGCGAAGAATCTTTTATGTGGATGTAGGTAATCTACCAAAGGTCAAAGCAGAGCAATATCTTTCTAGTATCATGTCCAAGTTTAAAAATAAAGTGGTCTATGATACCGAAACCGGGGAGGTCCGAGATGATCGGAAACATATGTCAATGTTGGAGGACTTCTGGCTCCCGCGAAGAGAAGGCGGCCGAGGAACAGAAATTACCACCCTCCCCGGTGGAACTAACTTAGGTGAAATTGAAGACATCATCTATTTTAAGAAGAAACTATACAAAGCATTGGGTGTTCCTGTATCAAGACTAGAGCCAGAGGGTTCATTCAGCCTTGGTCGTGCAACGGAGATTAGTCGAGATGAAGTCAAATTTGGAAAGTTTGTTAATCGCCTTCGGTATCGGTTTACTAATCTCTTTGACGACCTCCTTGGCAAGCAATTGCAATTAAAGGGTATTCTATCCAAGGAGGATTGGAATGTACTCAAGACGTTAATTGAATATAATTTCCGTCAGGATTCACACTTCGCGGAACTCAAGAGGACCGAGATCATGCGCGAGCGCCTTGAGATTGCACAAACAATGGATGACTATGTTGGTAAGTATTACTCAAAGCAATGGTTGCGTAAAAATGTCCTGAACCAGACTGAAGAGGAAATTCGTTTGGTTGATAAGGAAATGGCAAATGAGATTGATAGCGGAGAGGTTGATCCATTTGAACAAGAACAAATGGCAATTGATCACCAGAATGCTGGCGCTGGTCCACCACCACAGCAAAAGCAACAGAAACCACAGGAAGAAGAGGTTTCTACACTAAAAAAGGTTAGGTCGATTCGATCAAGAGCAAAGATTGCAGCAGTAGAGCAGCTTGACGAAGATGTTGATTGATATAAATAATAGACAAGTCAGTTATAAGGAGATTGCATCATGAAGGAAACAATTAGAAATTCAATCGAGGATGCATTGGACGAAGATCCAAATAGTTTTGCAGAAAAGATCAATGCCGTTCTTGCCGCAAAAGTGCAGGATGCCCTAAAAACAAAGAAAATGGAAGTTTCTAATAGCTGGCTTAATGATATTGAGCCCTCAGAGGAAGAAGAAGAATGATACTAATCACCGAGGTCATGGATGAAAATTCCATTGAATTTATCACCGAAGATAATAATGGAAAAAAGAGCCATTATATCAAAGGCGTCTTCATGCAGGCCGAGCAGAAGAATCGCAATGGTAGGGTTTATCCCAAGGCTGTGTTGGATGAACAGGTCAATAAGTACATTACCAACTACGTTGATCAGAACCGTGCATTTGGAGAACTTGGTCATCCTGATGGTCCTGTTGTTAACCTTGAGAGAGTATCACACATGATCAAGGAACTTAAACAGGATGGAAACAACTGGGTCGGCAAGGCAAAGATCATGGATACGCCATATGGCAAGATCGTAAAGAATCTTATTGACGAGGGTGCCAAGTTAGGCGTGTCTTCACGCGGCATGGGATCACTCAAGAATGTCAGAGGAACCAATGTTGTGCAGGATGATTTTTATCTTGCTACTGCCGCAGACATTGTTGCAGATCCATCTGCACCAGAGGCATTTGTTGAAGGTGTCATGGAAGGAAAGGAGTGGGTTTGGAATAATGGGGTCATTAAAGAAAGAGAACTTGAATCAATTAGAAATAAATTAACTAAAGTAAAAAGGAATCAACTGGAGGAAACCAAGTTGAATCTATTCAAAACCTTCCTGTCAAAATTGTAGGATTTATAAATAACATAGAATGACATGTGGAATTTTCCATTCTTTTTAAGGAGATGGACGTAATGGCAACCGAACAATATATTGTAGAAGAGACCTTGGCGGACGAGGAAATTGACCAAATCGCAAACGAAATTGCGATGGAGCTTGAGGCGGAACTATCCGAGGCTCAGCCCGCTGCTGGTAATCCTGCTCCTGCCGACGCATCACCTAGCAAGACTGGCGACGGCGGAACTGGTTCTGCGCCCGAGAGTGGTGAAGTAACAAAGGCACCAACGCCAAAGGGCAAGCCTCTAAAGAAGAAGAAGATCAAGGCTGAAGTTAAGACTAAGGGCCAGGGCGAAGATCCTTCTGAAATCGAGGTGTTTGAGGAAGAAGAAGTTGATGAGGAAACTCTCCCCGAAACCAAGCAAGAGATGATCCGTTCAATCTTTGAAACCCTCAAGGGTCTTGATCAAGACAAGCTCGCTGGTAATTATGCCGAGCTAATGGCAACACTATTGGGCGAGAGTGAGGGTGAGGACGAGGAAGATGTCGATGTCCCGGTTGTCTATGAAAGAACAGTTATTACTGCGGAAGACATTGATATTTCTGAGGATCTTACTGCGATCTTCGGTGAGAATGATCTTTCTGAAGAATTTAAATCACAGGTCCAAACTGTATTTGAAGCTGCTGTTGTTTCAAAGATTAACTCCGAGCTTGAGACTCTAGAGGAGTCATTCAACATCAGGCTACATGAGTCCACTGACGAGATCGTCAGCACAGTAACCGAGAAGGTAGATAGTTACCTTGGTTATGTTGTTGAAGAGTGGATGAAGGAAAATGAGCTTGCTGTTGAACGTGGAATTAAATCTGAAATTACTGAAGAGTTCATCGGTGGACTCAAGCAGCTATTTGAAGATCACTACATCGACGTTCCCGAAGAGAAAGTTGATGTAGTGGACAGTCTCGCCGACCGAGTTGAGGAGCTTGAGGGCAAACTTAACGAGGCAATGGAGACTAACATCGACCTTTCTTCACGAGTCAAGACGTTTCAAATGGACGAAGTTCTTGGAGAAATGTCTGATGAATTAACTGATATCGAATCCGAAAAACTCAAGAGTCTTTCGGATGGTGTTAGTTTTGAAGACGCTGGACAGTATAAGCAAGCATTGGGTACAATCAGGGAAAATTACTTTCCACGAACTGCCCGAGGCGGTGCCGTTGTAATTGATGAGGAGTCCGAGGTTTCTGAGGACGGTTTTATTGATGCGGCTTCAGCCAATCCGGCAATGTCTGCTTATGTTAAGGTTATCGGAAAAAGTCGTCTAGAGAAACAATAATTTATAAATAGGTTTAGGATACTGTTGAATAACAGATTAATTCAACACACTTTTCAAGGAGAATAAAACATGTTGAATGAAGAGCTAGTCAATAAATGGCAACCAGTGCTTGACCATGGGGATCTTCCCGAGATTAAAGATCCTTATCGCAGGATTGTCGCAGCACATATGCTTGAGCAGCAAGAGACAGCCATGGCTGAACAGGCGTCTGCTCAAGGTGCTGGATCATCGAGTCTCCTTGGAGAGTCAACGTCACCAATCACACAGGCAGGCAATGCAAGTAATTTCGATCCAGTCCTTATTAGTCTGGTTCGACGTACTGCACCCAACCTGATTGCATTTGACATCATGGGTGTTCAGCCAATGAGCGGACCAACTGGTCTGATCTTTGCGCTTCGCCCGACATATGCCAAGGTTCAGGGTGGTAATCAAACCGATGGCGCAAATGCATTCTACAACGAAGCAAACACTGGCTTCTCGGCTGGTGC